AACCTCGGAACCTGCGTCAGCCCACATGGCGCGCCAGAACGACGCTGCTTCAACGGACTGAACACCGGACACGGTGAAGTAGAAGTCGCGACGGCCACCGAGCGATGCGTCGTAGAACGTGGTTACGTCTGCTGAAGCATCCTCCGACTGCATGACAACCGACGAGAAATCCGCCCAGTAGTCCGTGCCGTCAATGGAAAGCAACAGAGCGTTTGCTTTGATACGAGTCGATGTTGCCATCGTGTTCTCCTTAGAGTTGAGTGTTTTGGTAAACGGTTATTGTGGTGGACAAGTAATCGGCACCGCTGATGTCAATCATTGACGGTGCGCCAACCGACGATGCATAGAACCCGGTTGCGTCGCTGATTGCTTCAAGTGTTGAATCAGTCAGGTCGTCAAGTGCGGTGATCATGGTTTCGTTGGCCGCGTTAGCGACAATGAGTGTGACATCGAAGCCGACTCGGAATGAACCGAACGTGTCGCCAGAAACAACCCAGTCACCTGATGGGACAAGAATGCCCATTGGTGGTGTGGCACGTTCTGGGGTGAACGCAAACACACGCAAACCAGCATCTGTGAGAATGCTGGCTAACGCGGTCCGCGCTTCACCAATCATGCGATACCTTGACCAACCCAAGGGGTGAGAATCGGGTAGGCCGCAATCATTGGGTCACGCGCTACTCGCACCGCCGAACCGCCGTCAAGTGTCGCAAACTGTGCGATACCATTCGGGGCGGAACGGCGGTGGAATAGTTCCGATCCACATTCAATCTTTGCCCGGAGTAAAACCGTGGCCGGCACAGTTGCAGTACCCACAAACTTGGTGACGAGAACAACTGCCTCATCCCAACATGCTTCGACAAACGTCTCGTCGGAGTCAGGAGCCCCGACGTAAGACTGCAACTGTGCGGCGGTCATGGTTATTAGTCAGCGACCGTGGGGATGATGAGCGTGGGGTACTCGTCTGCAACAGCCGTGTAGGTGCTGAGCGAGTAAGCCGTGCTGAGGTTGACCGCGTTGTCCTGCGAGAGGCGGAGTGCGCCTGACGTGAACTGACGGAGAGCCAGCGACGAAACGAATGCATCCTCGGTTCCGTTGGCGGCGAGTTGCGCGTCAACGATGATGGGGATGCCTGCGATGGTTCCGCGAAGTCCGCCGGGGTTAGCCGATCCGAATGCGCCGACGTTCTCGTTCGAGAACGAGATGACCGGGGTTCCGTCAAGAGCCAAGAGAGCCTTGAACGTTGCCTTGCCAACGACGAGAGCGTCGATGACTGCACCCTGTGGCTGGAAGTACGTCGCGGCTGCGTCGGCAAGTGCGCCGGCCCATCCGTCGTAGGTTTCAGCCGAACGAGTAACGATGCGACCTGCGCCAGCCTGAGCCGAAACGGTTGCGGTGTATTTGTTGCGGAGTTCCGCAGCCAACTTGTTTCCGAGGGCGATTGCCTGTCCACGGAGAACCGAGTCGAGGTAAGGAACAGTGGAACGTTCGATGGCCTGACGAGTCAGTTCCGAGTAGTTACCAATCGTCTTGATGTCAACCGACTTGGTTTCGAGGTTCAACTGGTAGTAACCGAGGTCTTCACCTTCGGGGTCCTGTTCGGCAGTTCCGTCGGTGATTGCGTCAACCTGTGCGAACGTGATTGCCATTCCGGTTGCCGGGGTGACACCGCGACCGAAAACTGCACCGAGAGGGTTTGCGCCCTCAACGAGACGGATCAGGTTGAAGTCGATGGGCGTGACAACCGAGTCAGCCGTGGTTGCACCTTCGTAGGCGCGTTCCATGACCTTGGCGGCGTTTTCGTCACCGTCAACGATGGCCTTCAAGAATGCGCCAGCGGTGCGGTAAGTCGGGGCGGCTGCCTCGACCTTGGTGATGCTGGCGATTTCTCGTTCCAGCATTTCAATGGATTCGCGAACCTCGGCGAGGTCGGAACCCTCTGGAGTGATGTTCTCCATTGTTTCCTCCTTGGGGGAAGCCGAGTCCGGGATTTCCGGGTCGGAATTTTCGTCTCGTACTTCGGTGACAACTGCATCCGAGTACCATGGCGTACTTACGAGACTTACTTCGCGCACGAATGCGTCGGTGACAATGCGGTTGCGGTTCTCGTCGGTCTTGGAGTCGCGCAGAACGAAGCCGACGCTGAATCGGTTGATGACGTTGTCGTCGAGGAGTGTGATTGCGTCGAGACCGCGTTGCGTTTCGCTGATGACCGCACGAATCTCAAAACCAGCCTCGGTGTGACGGCCTTCAATGATTTTGCCGATTGGTTCCTTCTGATCGTGTTGCCACATCAGTTTTGCTTCGGGGTCAAGAGTGACCGAGTTGCGCGCAAACATTTCACCGTTCTCCAACGTGTCGTAAGGTACGGCGATGCCAGCAACCTCACGCTTGTCTTTGTCGGTGACGCGAAATTCCATTTCACGGGTTTCAATTGACTGCACTAAAATCTCCTCCAAGAGTCGGCATGTCCTCGATGGCGCGAACCTCGTCGATTGTCATCCACCCGGAGGCAATGGCAATCTGGTGCGCTTGGTAACGTGTAAGAGTGTCGGAACGCAGCAACGAGTCAACATTGATTTTGACCATGGTTCCGCGTGTCATCAGGTGGCTTAGTGCCGATTCGATTTCAACGATGTATTGCGAAAGCGTGTAGCGAACAAATCCCATTTGTTCTTGTTCCATATTCGAGTACGTCATGGAATTGCCGTCAACCGACGCGAGAAGCATGTTTGCCGGAACACCAAACAACCGGGCAATCTGTTGCACGTTGAATGCTTGTGCTTCAAGGAACATTGCGTCGCGTGGGTTCAGGTACATCGGCTGATACGTCAGGCCGTTACCGAGAACGGCCACACCGTTCTTAGCACCAGCGGTCAGGTTCCATGCATCCTTGGCGGCGGAAGCCTGGTCGGGTGAAAGCATCTGGTCAGACTTCAACACACCGTTCGGGATACCCGAATCGGTAAACCACACCGAAGCGTAATCGCGTGTATCGCGCGCGTTCAGCAGTTCTTTCTGCGCGGCCTGAATGGGTCCAAGACCATAAACGTTGCCCGGTACACGCATCATCGCCAACTGCTGAATGTCGCGAAGTTCGTAACGCGTAATGCCACGGTAAACGTAGTAAAGCGCAGTACCGTAGTCATCCGTTTGGATCATCATCTCGAATGGATTCAGAACTTCAAGATTGATAGTTTCGCCGCGACCGTTGCGACCAATAAGCCAATAGGCGTTACCTGCGAGCGCCAGCGAGTTGATGGTTTGTTCCATCCACACTTCGCGTGTGACCTTGATGTCCGGTTGTCGGATAACCAAAGGGGTGGGGGTCACTTCAGCGTCGTCACGATAGACGTGGATTCCCAGTTGCTTCATCGCCGTTGCGATGATACTTACGGAACGATAGACGGAAGCCAACGAGAGAGCGTCGTTGGTTGTGACCCCCGAAGTCGCCGAACGCGGCGGTGGGATAATCCCTGAACTGCGTTCCTCGAATCCGGGCGCAAAAGACTGCGCGATATCAAAGCCGCGCGTTGGATTTAGAAAATCTAAGAATCCCATTGATACCAGTATGGTACCTTTTATGCACTAGTGCAATAATTACTTTCGGCGGCGTGTCACTATTGACACGAATCGCATTGCAAGAGATCCATTGGGTCCTGCGGTACTGCGTAACCGTTTACGTTTTCATTTTCCATAAGAGAATCAGAATACCTGAAGCGGTTGTTCTCGTAAAGTATCCGCGCCGAACGTTGACAACAAAGTTGCCATGACGGCATCGATTTCGACGGCCGAGTCGCGCCGCGATACCCGGAAGCCTTCGCCGACCATTTTGCGAACCGTGCGCGGAATCTGAATCGACAACAGAGGGTCGCCACCATGCTGGAGAGTCTTACGCGCCAACCGTGCATAGAATAGCGACGATGCGTTGACAACGTCGGCCAGCGTTGCAGTTTCTGCCGGGTAGCCGCGCAACTTCAGTTCTTTGTATAGATCGCGCAGCGTGTAACCGTCAACGATAATCGCGCGCGGTGAATGTGACATCAATTGACCGCAAATGAAAATCAGTTGTTCAAGTGACGGCTTGTTGATGCTGGCCACAAGTTCTGTGTAGATTACGTCATCGACCTTGACCGATACCGCGATGCTTGCGTGTTCCCAGTCGGGTGTCCGGTCAACCGCAAAGACAAACTCGCCCTGCGGTAACTGCGCGCCAAACGGTCGTTCACACTTCTGCCACAGTTCCGGCGGAATAAATGTCTTAGTGCCGGACTGAATAAACCTGTTCAGACGGTAACGAATAATGTCGTCTTTCGGCAGCGCGCGCACATCCGACAACAACAGTTTCGGATCTATACGGCCAGCCTGTAACGCAGGGTTCGCCTCCATCAGCAACCCGATAAGTTCGTCATCATCCTCTGGCACAACGGACTCGGAAGCCTCCCAAATCCATGCGCCGAATCGGTCAAGGTCGCCAGCAATTGCTTTGTCAGCATTCTTGTAAAGACGGTTCAGCAGTTCGCTGTTCTCGTCGCCAGCGGTCGTAATCCCGACCAGCAAAGTGTCAGGCCGCGCACCAGTACCCGAAGCCAACGCATCCCAAGTTTTCTCATTCACCAAGTGAACTTCATCGACAATGCCGACAGACACCGGAATACCCTGCAACGTGTTCGCGTTCGCCGCCTTGATCTCATACCGTGAACCGTCAAGCGTTTTGATACCACGCGTCTCCGTCAACTTCGACATACGACGTTCCAACGCAGGGTTCGACGCAATCACACGTTGCACCCGGTCATAAACCAATCGGGCTTGTTCAGCCGTCGAAGCGACCCCGACGTTGTACGAACCGACCTTGCGCAACAACGCCCAGATACCCAACGCCCCAACAATCTCCGACTTACCATTTTGACGGCCCATTGAGATAACACATGATCGCCAACGCAGTTCGCCAGTCGGCAACAACTCGGTAACACGGCGCATCAACTCGACCTGCCAATCATCAAACTTGAAACCCGGAGTCGCAACCGACCAAGCCATCTCAATCGCTGGCAACAGTTTGTCAATCGACGACTCGAACGCATCCGTCAAAGGCGGCGTGTAACGAGTCGGCGCAAACGTCATCGAGTAATCAATGCTTCAAGCGCATCGATGGGCGCACCATCCGGGGCAGAGTTCCGCAACATGCGCAGACCCTGCAAATACGACGACGACTTAGCGGCCGTGTATTCGTCATCGAGAGATTTCGCAGTTGCCAAACACAACGCCACAATCGCAGCGTGTTCCGCCCCAATCCAACTAAGCGAATCAAGTGTCATCTCAAGGGCCTTGCTATTTGATGTTGGCATATCGCGCCACGATGCGTTGGTCATGCTTTTCCTTGTCTTTGTTTTGCGCCGATTCCCAAACCTTTTTCTTTGATATGCGCGGCAGGGGGA